CCCTCGTTTCACCCAAGGCATCCAATAGCAAGAAGAGCGTCATCCGGTTCACGAACCAGATGCGCGTCTACTTCGCCTACTCGGGATCCAAGACCGGCACCAAATCCCGACCCATCCGCTATCTGCTCTGCGAGGAGCCCGACGAGTTCGTTGATTTTTCCAGCAAGGGAGGCGATCCGCTCAGCAAAGCCGAGAAGCGACTCACAACCTATCGCGACAAGGGACTCTCGCGGATTCTTCTCGGTGGCACCCCCACCACGCGCAAGGGCGTCAGTTGGAAACGCTGGGAGCTTTGTGCGGTCCGCTATCATTTCTGGGTTCCCTGCCCGCATTGCGGCGTTTACCAGCTCCTGACCTGGAACCAGGTCAAATATGAGCGTGCCGCCGCTGGCGAATCGATCGCCCAGCATTCGGAGCGTATCAAGTCCACCGGCGCGGCCTGGTACGAATGCTCCAGCGACAAATGCAAACAGAAGATCCATGATCACCACAAGCCGGGCATGCTTCGTGCCGGCAAGTGGGCGACCGAGGACCAGGTCGTCACGCCCGACGGCCGTATCGTCGGCCCCGAACGATCGGCCAAACGTGTCGGCGTCAAAATCTCCTGCCTTTATTCCCCCTGGGTCACCTTCGCGATCCTCGCCTCTGAGTGGATCGAGGCCCAGGGCGACGTCGAGTCCCTTGCAGACTTCATCAATCAGCGTCTCGCCGAGCCGTTCGAGCAGCAGGTCGAAGCCCCCAAGGAAGATGAGTTCACCGCCAAGCGCGATCGCGCCATCCACGAAAACATAAAACCAGGAATCATCCCCACCTGGTCCGGCGCCCTATACCTCACCGTCGACGTGCAGATGGAGGGGATGTGGTGCCTCGTCGTCGCCTGGGGTTATCGCTATCGATCGCGCCTGATCTGGTATGGGTTCGTCCGAAGCTGGGATGAAGTTTACGACCTTGCCGTCCATCGCCTATGGCCCGTCGAGAACTCTGAACAGCAGGTCCGCGTCCAGTTGTGTCTGATTGATTCGGGCGGCGGCACCGCCCTGGATCATCGCGAGTCGCGCACACAGGAGGTATATCGCTTTGTCGAGCGCGGCCCCGGCTTCTTCATCCCGATCAAAGGCGCCAGTGCCGATCAGATCCGCACCATCCGCGCCAGTCCCACCGCCAAGGATTCGACCGGCAAGCCCGTCCCGCTCTATACGATCAACACCCAGCGTCTCAAAGACGAGCTGATGCGGCTCGTGCGCGTCGCCCCGGGCGCTGAAGGGGAGATGCAGTTTCACTGTGAGGTCGAAAACGAATTCCTCGCCCAGATGACATCGGAGCACAAGGTCCGCGAGCCTGACGGACGCCTGGTCTGGAAGCGCAAGGGATCGATGCCCAATCACCTCTGGGATGACTGGGTATACCAGGTCGCCGCGGCCGACCCCGACCTGGGCGCCGTCGGCAGGATCCCCAGCCCCGAGCAGATCGAACTGGAACGCAAGACCGCCGCCGAGCGGCAGAAGCAGCGCGAAGAACAGCGCGACAATCCCAACCGCCCCGCCTGGATGCCGCCGGCTCCGAAAGATTGGATGAAATGAGCATCGACGAAGAACTCACCCTCCTCGAGACCGCGTACAGCGCCATCCTGACCAAGGGCGTCAAGTCCTACCGGATCGGCGATCGCGAGCTGACGCGCCTCGATCTTCCCTTCATCGCCACGCGCATGGATCAGCTCCGCGCCGCGTCCTATCGCCAGTCCCACGGAATGATGCAGGCCGCCCGCAATCGCATGCCGGAATGATCATGGCCGCTCGGAGACAGAAAAAATCCACCGATGAACTTCCCGCCGAACGGCAGGCCCGGCGTCTCCGCGCGCAGCTCGAGGTGCAACAGCTCAAGACGGCCCGCAAGCGCATGACCGAAATGACCGCGGCCCTGAATATCCATCAGGCCGCCGACGTCGGCCGCCGCAACGCCGACTGGAGGATGAACAACGGCTCGGCTGACCTGGCCATCATCCCCGATTCGACCGTGTTGCTCGGCCGGGCCCGCTCCATGGATCGGGATTCCTGGACCGCGCGATCGATCAAGCTCGCATTCCAGCGCAACGTCGTCGGCGGGCATGGCATCGTCGTGACCCCCCATGCCAAGGATAAGAAGGGGCAACCCCTCACAGCACTCAATCTCGCAGCCCAGGCGGAATTCAAACGCTGGAGCCATTCCAAGACCTGCGATGTTGAACGCGCCAGGACATTTCCCCAGATGCAGCGCATGGCCATCGGCGAAAAAACCATCGCCGGTGAACACTTCTGGATGTGGTCATATGTTCCGCCGATCAGCCCGATCCAGCCCGTGGGATTGTCGATGCAGGCCTTCGAGCCCGAGCAGCTCGACCTGCGCGTGCTCAGCCATGAGGGCCGCGAAGTCCGCGGCGGGGTCGAGGTCGATCTCAATGGCGCCGCCGTCGCCTATCACTTCTATACGCGCAATCCCAATGATGTGCTCTATCGCTGGGCCTTCTTCTCCGAGCGCGTGCCGGCCTCGCGCGTGTTGCATTATTTCGAGGCCGACCGGGTGCTGCAAACCCGTGGCGCCCTGCGCCTTTCGCCGGTCATGCAGGATGATCGGGACCTTAAGCGATTCCGCGAGGCCACCCTCTGGCGATCGTTCATGGAAGCCTGCATCGGGCTGATCATCAAACAACCCATCGCCGGCGGAGGGATCGGGCCGGGCCCGCTGCTCGGACCTGACCCGCGCAATCCCACCGGGCAGACCAGCAACGGGATGACCACCGCCGACATGGTGCCCGCCATGGTGGCGCGGCTGGTACCCGGCGAGGAAATGGAATCCTTCATTCCCACCGCGGCGGGGAACAATTACGACCCCTTCACCAATCTCACCGTGCGCGGCATCGCCGCCGGCGTCGGCGTAAGCCCCGGCCAGATGACCCGCCAATCCGAGGGCAGCTATTCCTCCGCACGCCAGGATATGCTCGAGGATCGCAAGACCTGGGAGATTGAGCATGAAGTTCTGATCGCCGACCTGATCCGGCCGACCTACGAAATCTTTTTCCGCCTGGCCGTTCTGGAAGGGCGCTTCGATGGCATCGATGGTTTTTCTCACGATGAATTTCTCGCCGAGCCGTGGCGATACCTCGACGCCGAATTCATTCCGCCCCCGCAGACCTGGATCGACCCAGAGAAGGAAGCCAATGCCCTGGCCATCCTCCTGAAGAACCGCCTGATCACACGCGAGGAGATCGTCGCATTGCGCGGCGAGCGTATTTGGAACGTGACCGCCAAGATCCTCGCCGAAAACAAACAGCTCGAGGGCAGCGGCCTCAGCCTGCCCGAAAACGCCGAGGAAAAGGCCGCGCTGCGAAAGCTCATCGAGGTTATGCTCGGCAACCGGCTGGGCACGATCGATAACGTGGCCATGAACTCCCTCGACGAAAAGCAGCTCGTCGAGCGATGTATCCTTCCGGCCAATCCCGATTTCAAACAGACGCAATTACCCATCGTCGATCAGACCGCGCCGGCGCCAACTCCAGCCGGCGCAGGAAATCCAGCGGCCAACAGCAACCCCAAGCCCAATGGCAAGGCAAATGGAAACGGCAAAGCCGCCAAGCTCGATGCCTTCGGCGGCCCCGCCGATCGCATCCGCCAGCTCCTGGCCGATTCGCTCACCAGCCCGCCTTCGGGCGTGCCAGATTATCGCGACGCCGAGGATCCGGTTCAGTCCTGCGCCACCTGTTCGTTTTATGTCGAGGGACTTTGCACCCGGTTCAATTTCCAGACCGAAGCGGGAAAGCTCTGTGACGACTGGTCAGCTCGGACCATCACGGAAAACATCGGCGATCCCAATGTGAACGGGCCGCGCCCGGGCACTCACAAGATTTTTCCGCCCGGCCCGCAGAATGGCCAGCCTGATTTGGAAAGCCGCTTCTATCCCCAGGCGGATCCCAATGCACCGGAAAGCGGAACTTAGAAAGAATTCCCCATGGCAAAATCCAAAACTCGCAAAACCGCCGCCTTGCGCGGCAACAGCGGCGCGACCTTCTCCGATTCCGCCGTGCAGGTCGACGCCGAGGCCGGGG